TGGATGTTGATAGTTAATGCTCTTCAGGCCGATAGGGGACATGTATTTTACGTTGCACCAACGCAAGGGCAAGCGCGGGACATCATGTGGCAAACCCTTTTGGAGCTTGGTCATCCTGTTATTGCTGGTAGTCACATCAACAATTTACAAATCAAACTCGTTAACGGAGCAACCATTAGCCTCAAAGGTGCAGACCGACCAGAAACCATGCGAGGTGTCTCGCTAAAGTTTCTTGTGCTAGATGAATACGCGGACATGAAGCCCGAAGTATTCGAGCAAATTTTAAGACCTGCCTTAGCTGACCAAAAAGGATGTGCAATGTTTATAGGTACACCTATGGGCAGAAACCATTTTTACGAATTGTACAAATACGCAGAGTTAGGAGATGATCCAACATATTGTGCTTGGCACTTTACGTCTTATGACAATCCATTATTGGATAAAAATGAAATTGATATCGCTAAGAGGAGTATGTCTAGTTATGCGTTTCGTCAAGAATTTATGGCATCGTTTGAAGCTCGTGGGTCAGAAATGTTTAGAGAAGATTGGGTTCGGGTCGAAGCTGACAAAGATCCGTCCGGAGACTACTACATCGCAATCGACCTTGCCGGTTTCGAAGAAGTCAACAAAAAGCGCACCAAAAACTCGAAGCTCGACGAAACGGCAATCGCCGTCGTCAACGTCTCGGAAGAAGGCTGGTATGTCGAAAACATCATCCACGGCAGGTGGACGCTCGACGAAACCGCGATCAAAATCTTCCAAGCGGTAAGAGACTACAAACCTATATCTGTGGGTATTGAAAGGGGCATAGCCAAACAAGCGGTTATGTCCCCGCTTCTTGATTTACAAAAGAAGTACGGTACGTTTTTCCGGGTAGAAGAACTTACCCATGGCAACAAAAAGAAAGTAGATAGGGTTATGTGGGCGTTGCAAGGCCGATTTGAAAATGGGTATATCACATTAAACAAAGGTGATTGGAATGCAAGATTTCTTGACCAACTCTTTCAATTCCCTGATCCTTTAACCCACGATGATTTAGTAGATGCATTGGCTTATGTTGACCAACTGGCTCAAGTAGCTTATGACTACGAATACGAAATTGATGACCATCAAATACTTGATGTGGTAGCAGGGTACTAAACATGAGCGATCTGTACGAAGAAGACCCCATTGTTATTGAGCAATCTATTGAAGGCTGGGTAATTAGCAAGTGTGAAAACTGGCGGGATTACTATGAATCTAACTATGAAGCGCGCTTTGAAGAATACTATCGGCTTTGGCGTGGGATTTGGGATCCTGCTGATAGCGAGCGTAGGAGTGAGCGTAGCCGTATTATTTCTCCTGCTTTACAACAAGCTGTTGAATCCAATGTTGCCGAACTAGAAGAAGCTACTTTTGGTAGAGGCAAGTGGTTTGATGTTTCTGACAATCTTGGTGATACCGAACGTGAGGACGTACTTTTTCTTAGAAACAAACTAACCGAAGACTTTGAAGACTGCATGATCCGTAAATCTGTTGCTGAGTGCCTAATTAACTCGGCAGTATTTGGCACAGGCATTGGTGAAATTGTTATCGAAGAAATGAAACAAATGACACCAGCTACCCAGCCAATCATGGATGGCGATCTTCAGGCGGTCGGTATTAACGTACAAGATCGAGTAAAAGTAAAATTAAAACCTGTACTTCCTCAAAATTTTCTTATAGATCCCGTTGCAACAAATGTTGAAGACGCGCTTGGCGTCTGTATTGATGAGTTTGTAAGTCGTCATTCTGTGGAAATCCTACAAGAACAAGGCATATACCGAAAAGAATATCTTGGGTATGCCGCTCCGGATTCAGACGTAGAACCAGATCAAGATATTACAATTTACAACGAAGATAAAATTCGCTTAACCAAATATTATGGGTTGGTTCCGCGTGAATTGCTTGATAGTGCAATGACCGATGATAACCAACAATCCGAAGAGGGAGATAGTTTTTACGTTGAGGCTATTGTAGTTATTGCAAACGGCGGAATTTTACTAAAAGCAGAGCCTAACCCATACATGATGCAAGATCGTCCAATTGTTGCATTTCCATGGGATGTTGTACCAGGGCGATTTTGGGGAAGAGGCGTTTGTGAAAAAGGGTACAACAGTCAAAAAGCATTAGATACCGAGCTTCGAGCGCGTATTGATGCCCTTAGTTTAACTATTCATCCAATGCTGGCAATTGATGCAACGCGTTTGCCTAGAGGTGCAAAGCCAGAAGTTCGTCCCGGCAAGATGATTCTTACAAATGGAGATCCTCGTGAAGTACTTCAGCCGTTTAACTTTGGTCAGGTTAATCAAATTACATTCGCGCAAGCCGGAGCGTTACAGCAAATGGTTCAACAGGCCACCGGTGCAGTTGATTCTGCTGGCCTCGCTGGACAAGTTAATGGAGAAGCAACAGCGGCTGGTATTAGCATGTCTCTTGGTGCTGTTATTAAGCGTCATAAGCGCACCCTTATTAACTTCCAACAATCTTTCTTAATCCCATTTGTTAAGAAGGCCGCACATCGGTATATGCAATTTGATCCTGAAAACTATCCAGTTGCGGACTACAAGTTTAATGCCAGCAGTACGCTAGGGATTATTGCTCGTGAGTACGAAGTCACGCAGTTGGTACAGTTATTGCAAACTATGGGTCAAGATTCTCCGCTATACATGACGTTAATTCAGTCTGTTATTGACAACATGAATCTGTCTAATCGTGAAGAATTGATTGCGGCACTGAATCAGGCGATGCAGCCTAACCCAGAAGCACAACAGATGCAGATAATGGCACAGCAATCTCAAGTGCAATTCCAGCAATCTCAAACTAATGCGCTTAATGCACAGGCTCAAGAATCTTCAGCAAGAGCTACCAAGCTTGCAGCAGAAGCGCAAGCGGTTCCTGTTGAGCTAGAGATCGATAGGATTAATGCGGTTACTCGCAATCTTAAAGAAGGCGATGCAGAAGACAAAGAGTTTGAGCGCAGAATGAAACTGGCAGAAACTTTAATCAAAGAAAAAGAGGTTGATAGGAAAGAAAATGTTAACAGACCGAGAATTGCAAATGCTATTAATGAGGTTCAACCAGCAATTAGCCCCGCTCAAGAGGAAGATTCAAGAGTTGGAGTTGCAAATGAAGGAGTTGAATGATGGCAAAAGATCCAAGACTAGCACGCGTGGGCGTAAGCGGGTTCAACAAACCGAAGAAAACGCCGAATCATCCCACTAAATCACATGTTGTAGTTGCAAAACAAGGTGATAAGATCAAGACAATTCGTTTTGGTCAGCAGGGTGTAAAAGGTGCAGGCAAAAACCCCAAAACTGCAAAAGATAAAGCGCGGAAAAAAAGTTACTACGCCCGTCACAATGCCCAAGACGCAAATCCCAGCAAGTTATCTGCGCGTTATTGGTCGCATAAGGTCAAATGGTAAATGATATGAAAGTTAAAGCACCTGAAGGCTATCATTGGATGAAAAAAGGTAGTGGCTATACTCTTATGAAAGATCCTGCTGGCGGCTATAAACCGCATAAAGGCGCAACTAAGTCAGCAGAATTTAAAATTCAAAAAACTCATGGAGGCAAAAAGTGAAAGACAAAGATCACACAGTAAGCTATCGGCCTCTTGAGTATTACTCTATGTGCGAAACGTCAAAACGTCGTATCAAAGAGATGCAAGATCAAGGGTTTCCAACCAAATACGATGCCAAAGAAAAGCCAGAAGATGTGGGAAAAATGGAGTCGTATAATTTTAGAATGATTAGCAAATAGAAAGGAGTAAGTTATGCCATATCATGGATCAATGAAGCCCAAAAAGAAAAAAGTAAAAAAGCCAAAGAAAGGTAAAGGTTAAGTAGCTATGCCTACTAAATCAAAGGTCAATCAATCGGGCAATTACACTAAGCCTACAATGCGAAAGAATCTTTTTAATAAGATTAAAGCAGGCGGCAAAGGTGGAAAGCCTGGTCAATGGTCTGCCCGTAAAGCCCAAATGCTTGCTAAACAATACAAAGCTAAGGGCGGAGGCTATAAGTAATGGCCCTCAAAAAACCTCAAAAGTCTTTAAAGAAATGGACTAAACAGAATTGGCGAACCAAATCAGGTAAGCCATCAACACAAGGGCCAAAAGCAACAGGCGAGCGGTATTTGCCTGCAAAAGCAATTAAGTCGCTATCAG